CTGTGTCTGATGCATAAAATAATCCTTTATTAAAGAGGTTATTAGATGTGTCTACCACAGCCTGGCACGATGCCGGACTGTCAGCAACTAGTGTTTTTGGCCTAACGGGGGTTATTTCATAACCCATGTATCCGTCAGTCCCGCAGGATTCCCTGAAATGTCCGTTAACGTAGCTCTTTGCTTCATTAACTTTCAACTCAAGGAGTTCCATTGCACGCACTAGTCGCGCATACCCGTGCTTCGGTATGATGATATCATCACCGAAGACACGAACCTGGGTACGACGTCTCATAATAGAGGCCCTAGTTACTGCTTCATGTTTGCTAAAGGTTATACCTAAAGCTATACAAAGCATGACCAGTGACATAATAGGAAAAGTCGTAGCGGTGCCTTGCGAGGCGAACTTCCGTAATGACAGGAAGTTCAATTCATCAGAGACTTCGTCCCTGACGTACCTCGTACGTGCGGCGTGCAGAGCGTGTAGTAAGGAAGGATTCTTCCTTATCATACGTTCCACGGTCCAACACGTCAATCGGTCACTAGCATCGGATAAATCAACCGTTGCGAGTTCTCGATCGAAGGATGCTTGGAGAACCATCGAACCTGATTTGCCCTGGTCCTTGAAATCAATGAAATGCGTTCCAAAGAACGCGCGACACTGATCAAACAAGAACCGGAGTAACAGTTGCTGACACCACTGATGTGATGTCGGTTCAGCTGCTATCAACCTAGGACCTTTTGCGGTCTTTGGTACGGCAATCAGTCGTGCAGCCACCTCATGATTTGGTGGTTGCCCCACTCCACTATATGGCGTAGTGCCACATAGATGGAATGGGAAGGCTCCCTCAAGCTTGTGCGGCCAGTTTGGGAATTGGAATTTCTCCCAATTCTTCAACCGTTCCGCCACTGCTCCAGGACCATGTTTAAAGCCGGAACCTTTGCCGAGGCTGTACTGAAAGGTACTATACCAATCAGCATCAAACTCATCAAAGGAACCAAACACGATATCAGCAACTTGCTGTATCTTGTTGAGGACGGTGAAATCTTCCGCTCTCTGTCTGAAACTAGATTCGGGTAATTCCTCTCGGAATAATCCGGTCCAGTCTCGTTCAAGAGTTTGGTAATGATCAAGGGCCTGTACAAGATGTACAGAATCAAGATCATAAGACAAACACCTAATCTCACCCGAAAGCAGAACACTTTCTTCTACTGAGGCCTTTTCAGGCTCCGGAAGAGGAAAACCCCGGCTACGATGATCGCGATGATCATCGCTGCCCAGGCTGTGTCGCCCACTGATAAAAGTGGGCGTCCTGCGACGTTTGAGATGAAGTCGGTCTGCGTCCCAGTCGAAACTGGGCATGCGGAGGCGACGTTCGATTGCATGGTACTCTCCTACTTTCGCTTGAATGCGATCGTTGGTTGGAACCACCTCAATTCTTTTACCGAGTGTCAAAAGACATCGGAGAAAGAATATGGCATTGCAATCTACCTCATGCTTTAAACAAGCACTCTCGTCAAACACGAGCAACCAGAGTCCCGAGAAAAGTCTCGGAACCATGGTCGTAGCGGAAACCAATTTAGACATTGGTCCCTCTACCTGAAGGCTCCCTGTCTCTAGTCCCTTCAAAAGAGAAGATTCTAGAGCTGGAAGGTCCAGAGTAAATAACTCAAGACCTCGAGTTTGACAATTAAGGCGGAGTCTATCCAAATCTTTGGACAAACTTTCCTCAAGTGCCGGGTATGCCAGTTGGACGTCCGTAAGGAGTCCTTCTGTGACATGGAGTAGAGCATTCACTTGGCTTTTCATATTAACTCCTATTCTGGGGTTGATATCCAAGTGACAGTTCCTACAATAATCGCTTCGAATTCTAGTCTTAAAAGTCCGCCCTACACACACAAATTAATACGTGTAGGCCCAGGTCGATTAAGATTCGAAGTTCATCAACTGATCAATCTTTGCACTCGTAAGATATGCAAAGAGTCCCAGCGCAACGTTCCGAGGGTCAGTGAGGGTATCACCCCGCTGATTTTCGATAACGGTGTAAACCTTTCTAACAGTAGAAAGGGTAGCTGGTGCGATCGGAAACACCGTATGGATAAGTTCGCAGTTGTGACGATCAATCGTCACACCACGCTTCTTATCAGTATACGATGAATTCCGAACGGTGAAGCGATGTTCCTCAGTAGCACTACGAAGAAGGTATTCAGATGAATACTTATCTTGGTTGATGCGAACGAGGTTCTTCGCTACGGCGTTGATGGTGATTACTGCTGGATCTGCCAACATGACTTCTACTCCTTACTTACTTCATTGTTGATATAAGAGGTATAACTATGACCTCATTATCGCTAATGAAGCAAGTATACCCAATTGCTTCCCATCTAGAAACGGGAAGTGGGCCGTAATGGAAGGAGTTTGACGTGAACGCAGAATCTCCGTGCTTGTCCAAGTTGAAGGTGGAACAATTGTTCCCCTCCCACTTGTAAAAGTTGGAAAATTCCACGTAACGTCCATATGCCTTGTAACCGTACATACGGCCAAGGTGGCAGGTATGATGTTCCTTTGGCTTCCTAAATAGTCGCCAATGGTACCACACCAGTCCATTAGCCAGGAGAACGGAAAGGCTTCCCAAGCCGACGCAAGCATATCAATGCTGGTCGGATTTGAGAGGCCTAATACCGCTCTACGAGCTAACATACGCATCTCTTCTGGACTCTCCAAATCCCAGAGTGTACTATGCGGTGCCGCAACAAAGCGACAATGCACATTCACACTGGTTTTTGTACTTTGCTCTCCCACAATGGAGATTGCATCGTTCCTATTATTCACAAGCTTACTTAAGCTGCGAGTATGGGAAGAATCCCAGAATTTGATGGTCCTCCGATAGCCCTTGCTTGAAGCCAATTTCTTCATTATACGAACTCGTCTATCGACTTGTTCGTTGAAATTGGTTAACTTCGCGAGATCTCCAACTAGCGGCATAATCCCAAACCAAAATCTGAGATTATTGTTCGCT